CTAACATTACCGACTCTCCGCTGATGACTACTGTATTTTTGGAGTACCTACCAATTATAATCATATCATCTTCATAGACTTCAAATAGCGGCAGTCCTGCAGCGTCAGTAGCCGAGAGAACACATTTTCCATACTCAGAGGTATAAGACTGTCCTAACGTCAATACAGTACCATCTGATTTATCAAAAGAAACGCTATCATCAACATTAAGATTTAAATCAATATTAGAAAGATTTATTTTATCTTTAACTACTATTTTATTGGTAAAAGTTTTGTTTCCAGCAAATGTTTTATCGAGGTTTGAAATCTGATTAACTTCTGTATCCAACGCATCACCAGTGCTTTTGAGATTCGCTGTTAATGTGGAGATGTCTCCATCATTGCTAATCACAAGTCCCGATACGGTAGATATTTCTGAAGTGAGAGTTTGACCAGTTGTTCCTACGTTAGTCGTGAGATTAGCGATATCAGTATCATTTGAAACAACAAGTCCCGAAACAGTTGCTATCTCACTGGTTATACTTTGCCCGGTGCTGTCTAAATTCGTCGTTAAGGATGTTATGTCAGACCCAAGAGAATCTCCCGTATTTTCCATCCTACTACTTAACACCCCGCTTACCCCCTCGGTAAAAGCAGTTAAATGACCACTGTGAGTATTCCAAGATCCGTCCTCAGTAGTTAAAAAGCCAGAGGGATTAGCGTCTGACCAAGAGGTTTTGGTTAATGGGTAATAGGTTCCGGTCGCTGCTACATCAACGATGTGTCCTGACAGCCCTACTAAGTCCAATTGACTAATCTTTATGTTATTACCCGGCATAAACCAAATTAAATTACACTTTAATAAATCATCACGGGATCAAAAGTATAAGAAAGAACCTCTGCCTTCTGATTCATTATGTCGCTATAACATTTTATTCCCCAGTTTCCCAACATGAATGCGGAGTAATTATCCTTTCTGGCTTTGTTGGGAGAACTCGATTTTCTGAGATGCAACGGAAGATCAAAATTTTGTGATCCTCGAGCAGTTGTGGTAAACTCAACCAACGTGCATTGCTTCTTTGTCTGGAAGATTAAGTCATCCTGATGATCTATCAAGTCTAGCGTTGTCCACTCACTTTTATCATCAATAAAAATTAACTTCCTTGGCAACTTCGTATTTATGACCTCATTGAAAAAACTTTCATTCGCCGCAGATCTAGAAGCAAACCAAACCTTCCTATAATCAATACAAGCCTGAAGATGCTCATTGCCCCGCCTGATAAAGTTACTCGTAAACACCTGCTTGAAGACTATCCTTTTATCCTCTAGGTTATATTGAAGCTTTGTATCCTTAAGTATCTTAACGTAATCCTCCCCTTCCTTGTCTGTGTTAAAATCCAGATCTTTAAGGTTGTAGTTTAATTTTTTAAACTCTGCAGACTCATTGCAAGTATCAATAAAGACATCAGCTCCCGCATTATCAATACATATAAACACAACATTGAACATATCCAACAAATAAGTTAAGTATTTTACATGCTTGCTTAAACTGCCGAGTCCTTGATAGCTATGAACTAAGGTTCCCTGCCCTGTTTCATCATCAACTTCCATAACAGCTATCGCAAAGAAATCAGCACTTGGGCTATCGCTAAGATTAGGGTCAATTCCCAGTATGTATTTTTTTTCAGGATTTCCTTGTAGAAGAGTATGGGGTCTTTCGTCAATTTTGAGCGTGCAGGCTTCCATTTTCACAGCGCTAAAGTAGCTATCGCTTCCGTCAGTAAAATGAGCGCAATATTCCCGCTGGAAAGATGAATGGGATGAGCCCCCGCTAGCAGCCTCATCAATAATCGTCTTATCGATCATCTCCTCTGGTAAAGCCTGATACCCCAATTGGGATACAAAGTAACTAGCCGTTAAATCATCGTCTTTCGACTCTATTTTTTCTAACCAATCTTTGTACACTTTATAACAATTCTCAAATGTATATGAAGCAGAAGAAAGAGCTATCATTTTTGAATTATTTTCAAATTTAATTCTATCTTCCTCTTTCATCTCCCCACTCTCTATCAGCTTATCTTCAGTTTCCCTTATTCTAATTCTCTCATGTATATCTTGAGGAGCTACCAAAAAAGGCATAAGTACTGTTTTGATTATTTCTTCCGGAAGGAGGAGGTACTCATCCAGCACCAAAACATTAGCTCTGAAACCACGAATCTTTTCTCCGCTCAAGGGTATCGCAGTAATGCTTCCGCCATTTATAAGCCATTCAAATTGATCATTCCTTCTCGTCTTGGCTCCAAAGCATTGCAATAGAAGTTCAGCATCTTTTCCTTGGACTATTTTTTCTAAATTATTGAATATGAACCTTGCCGTCCTGAACGTGGGGCCAGCTATAAGTATTTTTGTGTTTGGCTCAAAAACACATTGTAGAAAACAATAGACCGCAGCGATAAATGATTTCCCACAACCTCTTCCCCAGATACACATATTGAAGTTTCTATTAAAAAAAGCTTTAAGAGTTATCTCTTGGTAAGGGGCTAGTTTAATCCCCGAGACGAGTTCTGCAGTAAACCCTAAGTTGGCTCTTAGGAATCTAGCAAGAGTTACTTTAGCTTCCTTGTTTTCTAGATCACCACTGATACCAAGAAGCTCCTCGTTAACATTAGGAATCTTCTTTTCTTTATATTTTTCAGGACAATACCACATTATAACAATTTTAAATCATACGCTAACTGTAGGTCAATATCTCTACACCTGCCTTGGGAAAAGAGGATTTTCTTCGTCATCTCTGACGCTTCCTTCCTCCCTTTGACAAACAAAAACTGAACAGACTTGTACTTTTGAATTATTTCCCTTACATTTCTAAATATATATTCAGGAGTAGCTTTTATTTTCTTTGATACGTAAGGAAGCCTGTTGAAAGCACTGCATTCATTCAAATTTCTCTCGACTAAAACGACTACATAAGCTCCAGCATCCTCAGCTTTTTGAATTTCTTTATGGAACCTATTCAGCCCCCCGCTCATTGTTCCTATGAAATCACTCAAAGACTTTCTTTCTATATAACAGTTACCAGCGACTTCTGGATCATCTAGGGTGTAATCTCCGAACTTTAAAGTCTTTACCTCTATTGGGTGACTTAACTTAAGAGGGCGTTGCTCTCTTGTGTCAACACAAATAAAGTATTCTTTCGAAACCTTTTCTGAAAGACAGTTCTTAGACGAAGGCAGAATGTCGGAAAATCTATTTTGTAAATTCAATTCAGAACAAAATTTATAATAGTTTCCATGAATTAGATGCAAGCACTGAATAGGGGGGAACATGACAGTCCTCAACTCTACTTGAGTTGGGGAGTATTTTAATTTTTTCTTCTCTACTCTCGCTTGGAGTAAACCTTTTGTATATTCCTTTGCGTCCTTAGAAGATTGGCTGTTAAGCCATCTTTTCATGTTTGGTCTAGAATTAAAATCAGTTGAAAAATAATAATCCTTATTTTTGAACTTAATCAGATCTCCAGAAAAAAGGTCTCTACGAGGGAAAAATTTTTGATAATATTCCGCTATCCGTATTTTATGTTTTCTTAGGTGAGGGTGAAAATCCTGTTCGCTCTCAAATTTGTCATCACATATTTTACATTTAACCATTTAAAACCTCTTCCTCAGAAAGACCCATCACTCTGGCTTTTACCTCGTCCATTGTGCTGAGTTTTTCTACTTCCTTTTCGAGCGCCTTCTTCCTTAATTCCGCAAGCCGAATCATCTTCTTTCTTGATTCTTCTTCCTTCCACATTTCAACTAGATTAAGAATACTCGCAGTCTCCTTTATCTGCTTGCTTAACTTAGCGCTCCTTTTTTCCTTTAAACTTTCGAGAAGCTTCTGCTGTCGATTTACACACTGGTTATATTCTGTCTGCCTTGAACTTATCGCCTCAACTAAACTCATTGATATCCTCCTCCCTTCGGAGTCGTCAGCCGTATCATCTAACATTCCCTGAAGTCTCTCTACTCGCTCCTGAATATTTGAAGCAATTACGACTTCGGCAGCTAAGAGTATATATTGGTCCACTTCTTCCTGTGTCAAATCATTTTTGTCATAAGTATAACGAATAAAGGAGCTTTCGAAAAGTTCTCTGTCTGTATTACTATTATAACTGTTTATTTGGTGCGAGAACCTGAAAGTATGGAGA